TGCTTAGGTACCTGAGCTTCAGAGAAGCTTACAAACCTTTGGAATTAGTCCTTTCCCATCATATCAGTGATAGAAAAGTCTAATTGTGAAGGGGAGAAAAGGTATTTCCTTCTCTCGTCCTTTTTAATGCTCCGGCAAGGCCTCTTTCGAGGGAGTCTTGCTCGGGTTGCAAAAGGGGGGGGGTGAGGGAGTATCACTTTACTAATTTGTTTAAGTACGGATCAGTTAAATGATCAATACCTATTCAAGTTAGGGGCAATAGGGACCTGGACGTCTGACGTCCCCGTAAGGGAACAGCGTAGGTCTTATTGCTGAGCTAGATTTGGAACTCATTCCGTTCGGCATAAATCTATGGCGTACGGCTCGAGGAGTGCTCTCGCTCCAAGAGTCTAGGCGCGTGTCGCAATTGAATGCTAGCGGCTTCGACCGTTGGAAGGGGTCACCCTTGATAATGAGTCTAGAATTTGCATCTATGAAACGTCAGAACAAAACTGTGTTTTATTCTTGGTTTAACAGATTCAAAGACTATATAGTTCAAGATAAGATGATATCTCTTAGTAATTCTTTGGAGTTACTAGGACTTTTGTCGAAACTCGGGTGAAGATTGCTCTTCGCCTGCTTTTCATCAAAAGTCAAGTCAACTAATCGCCTTCGTTCTTTACATTGGTTTGGTAAATACTTGCTCCGGATGGTAAAACATCATGGAGAAGCATATACCGTGCAATATCTAAAAACTTGTCAATTAGCCGTCCAGAAGAAGATAGCTTTAGATAAGATTTCAAGTTTAAGAGACTTGAATCCCGATCTAAACTTACCGCGTCTATCTAAGTCGGCTCTGCCACGGATTATACCGTTGGCAGATCGGCGTTTAATATCGAGAGGGAACTGCGAGGTAATAAGATGATGGTTAACCATCTTCTCATTATATCGTGTTGTTTCTATTCCAGGTATTATTAAGATAGAGACGATAATTGGAAAATTTACCGGGGATGTCGAAAAGACTGGGGTGGTTTCCGAAGAGCTTGGTGTTATAGCCAAGGGTCTTCTAAAAACGCATCAGTTAATTCTAAAACCCGCCAATTTTCTACTATCCGAAACTGGATCTCCTGTTTCAAAAGTCTCTTGGGGAGGTATGATACCTGCTGCTCGTCTTCTACGAGGGTTAGGGTTTCTACCATCCGCCAATACTATTATGGAGGCTAGTAAATCACATTCATTGAGAGAGTTATTGATAACAACTCTGGAAATGGATGACTTACTAGGTCCTATCTCGTCGCCCTTCAAAAAGGAAGGTCCGACTAGACTGGGTGAACTTCATACTAAGTTGGAGGCTGCAGGGAAGATGAGGGTTTTTGCAATGGTGGATGTGTGGACACAGTCTATATTGAAACCTTTGCATAACACTCTCTTCTCGTTACTTAAGTCCTTTCCGAACGATGGAACCTTTGATCAGAGAGCATCCGTTAAAAGATGTTTTTCTAAATCACTGGCTTCTCATTGCTCATATGGTTATGATTTAAGTGCAGCTACTGATAGACTACCAATCGATCTTCAAGTGTCAGTTTTGACCTCTTTCTTTGGAAAGGGTTTTGCTGATGCTTGAAGGCATCTTTTGGTTGGGAGGGAGTACTTCTTGCCAGAGTCTGAGGGAAAAGTCGTTACTTGGAAGTCTTACAGCTATGCTGTAGGTCAACCAATGGGGGCTCTATCTTCTTGGGCCATGCTAGCGATCACTCATCACTTATTAGTTCAACTTGCCTCTCGTAGAGCTGGTCTTTCAAGACCTGGTCTATGGTGAGATGGGTATGAGTTATTGGGTGATGATATCAACATCTTCGATGGACAGGTGGCTCATCAATATCTTCTTATTATGGAAGAGATTGGTGTCCCCATCAATCTATCTAAGAGTGTTGTGGCTAGTAATGCTACCTTTGAATTTGCAAAAGTTACAGGGTATAATGGTAAGGATGTTAGTGCAATTTCCTGAAAAATGTTTATATCTCAGAACACCTTGATGGGTAGAGTGAATATCTTGTACTCTTTAATGAGTAGAGAGATTCATACTACTCATAGAGTAGGAACTTGGATTTTAAACATGATTAGCAAGTCTAGAACGGATAGAGGAGAAATTTCTTTTTCTCTCTATGCGTTGTGGACAATGTTTGCTAATAAGGGATTAGTTAGCTTTTCAAACCTGATTAAGGCTGGAATTAATGTCTCCAGTCCATCTAAACAAACTTATAAAAGCTTACTAGAGGGTCTAAATTCAGATTACCTTCTTAGTGTAGTGGTAAAGTGAGTGAAAGGTTATGAGGTAAATTACTTGAAAGGACAGGCAGATAATGCCTTCCTGATGGATTTATCTTGGTACGTTAATGGTCTCAGAGGACGGATCGACTCCTTCGTGAAGTCTTATGTAGATCATAAATGTTTGGAAAAACTGGCTAAGGATATAGTTAGTGAATTAGTTGGTCAAGACGACCTTGTTGGTCCAGCAGTGGAGAGTAATCTCTACTGGGGTTCTGACAAGCGTGTTGAAGCTGTCAATTCATTTTACCGTCTTATTCTCGATATGCTTAAAGTACATACCTTGAATATGCGGGATGAAATTGGAGCTTCTTTAGTAGCTGATTCTAAGTCCATGTTGGTGCCTTCAACAGGCCCATTGGCCGAGATGCAAATGATGAATACTTCATCGTCACTTGCTTCAAAGCCTTTGGAATTCTGACTGGCGGCGGTCGAGTCTATTGACCGCTTTCAGGAAGTATTACAACTGGTACAAAGGGCCAGAGCTAAAGTCCAGACTAAAACACCACAGGTTACTAAGACGGAGAACCCACTTTCTATTCTAACTTTCATGTTAGCTTCTAGAAAGATACGTCCTCTTTCATCTTATTATACTGTGAGAGGGTCTAACCGGCAAAATACACCTTTGGTAATTCGTCGTGAATTACCTCCGGAAGGACCTGTTCCAGACGTGCCTGATTGGGTGAAAGCCTTTTCAGCAAGTCTGAAGAATGCACGCTAAGTGAAGGATGAATGGGATTAGAAGACACTTCTTATCTTGTTCAGTAGTCTTTATCTGTTGTTTAGACAAGTTCCCTTACGGTCAACTTGTATACAACGTTTAAAGGTTTCTTTACAAGGAAGGTTTGAC